CGGCGGCGGCATCCTCAGAGATAACACCAGCAGCGGCAAGCTGAGCAGGCGTTTGGACATTCAAAATATCTGGCATATAAAACCTCCACATGGTCAATGTGCTGTATCAGAACGCGTATCGTTTGCACTCTGATACAGCAATATAAACAAAATCAATAGTGACCGGTCAAACCGGGAACAGAATACAACGGAAGAGGACGAGTGCAAACCTGCGATACATAGATATCCGCAAGGAACTGGTCAGAAAGGGAGGACTGAACAGCAAGAGTCCGATTGATATTGGCATCGGTCTCCCGGATCCAATTATCAGACAGCTTGGGAAGCTGATTGTATATATCAGCATAATGCCAGGAATCAAGGTTATTCTCAGAAGCATGACGGAAAGCACCAGTGACAACAGAAGGTTTATAACGATACTCTGCCCAGGCTTCCTGATAACCGAAAACTTCATCATCCTGCGCGGTACCTTGCGCATAAATCTCTTTGTTCAGAACTGCCTGCTCGCCAATGTTAGCAAGCTCAGGGAAGTAAAAATCGAGACGATTCCGACGCGACCACAAACGATTAATGCCATACTGGTAAGTATGCTTAGTCCTGACACACAGTACACCAATGAGGTAACCATGCTCAGTAAAAGACTTAGAAAATCCACCGCCAGTATGAACGGTCTTAGAAAGTCCAGAGACATTACCCTGAGGGCTAGTCGAGTCAGTGGAAGACTGCTGGACAACCTGTTGCATGTTGATATAGACGCGATCGCGTCCAATGCACTCCGGAACCTGGACGCGGGAGTCGGGGGAAGTCACACCAAAATGACTTTCAAGAAGCTCCTGGTACCGGGTACCGCCGCGAGCATCACGCTCCAGCATTCGCTGGACGGCAAACGCCTGGCGAAGGTCGTTAATAGTAGAACCGGAAGCTTTAACTTCGCCAAGATACGCATAAGCGTTATCAATCGTCACCTGGGAAGTGTTCAAACCGGAACTAGTGCCAATCTTACGTGCAAAGTTTTCATCAGCGCGAGCGCCAATATAATAACCAGCGTGCGTCGGATCATCACCAGTACCGGGAACATCGGCGAAATGGAGCGCTCCGCCGCTATCATGGGTAGCACTAGAAGAAAAAGAGACAGGAGCACTTGATCTGTAGAGAACACCAGGAATCAGAGTGGAAGGACCCTTTTGTGGAGCGGGAAGGGCAGTAGTGAAATAGTCAGGAACCTTGCAGACCGAAAGAAGCTGAGACAGCACAGCGAAAGAATCACCAGTATCTGCATGATTAACGAGCACAGGCGACTGAAGATTCTCATCACGAAAGTATTTGTTCCAAATAAGCTGATAAGCACGGAACGGCAGAGCATTAACCTTAAGAGTATTGCCACCTAGACCAGAAGTAGCAGGAAGTCCGAAGTAGTCAAAGACAGTATTTTTCAAGACCGATTCCGGAGCAACCTCAACAGTCGGAAGCGGCTTGTCAAACGGGGAAGTCCACTGAGTAGAATCATTTTCACCCATGAACTTTTCCCAGTTGTCCCAAACAAGGCGGTTTGGAACAAAGAAATAGAAGTAGTCAAGGAAGCAATCATCCATGACAGGGAAAATAGGGGTGGTCATCCGAACAACCATAGACGTTTTATCGGTGAAAGTATCACCGGGAAGGACTTCGTCAACGAAAAAAGGAATCAAGCGCCCGGCATTAAATGTGGTCTTGACATCAGAAGAACGGTCAAACTTGGAACGGGAAATACAAACGTCAGGCTTAAAGGTTGACATCCGCATCACTTGTCACCTCCATCACGACCTGCCGGATCAGCCGGCACAGATTCCGAAGATCCCGCATCAGATGCGGGATGATCAGAGAGAACAACGAGAGGATTTTTAAGGAAATCCTCAAAAGAACCAACACGCGAGCGAGTAGCTTCGTCCAATCCATTGTAAATAGACTCAACCCTTTCGACAAGATTAGCCGCGGCAAATATATCCTGCGGCATATCAGAAATATCTTCATAGACACCTTGGCGCTTATTCAGCGCCATTACATCGCCATTTGCATAGCGTTGGAATATCTTCCCGAGATCGCATTCATCCCGGAAAGACTGTATAACCTCATAGAGGTCATAAGTGCCAGTCGGAACAAGATGGGGAACGCCCTGCGGACTGTATTCCAATTCATACTCCTGTACTACCGAATCGCCGACAGGGTTAACCTCAACAGGGCGAGGGTCGGAGAGGCTAAAGAATTTACTCATCTTCGGAATCCTCCTTTACATCAGATTCAGAAGCGGAAACAGTAGCAAGATGCGCTTTCTTCGCACTTTCAATAGCGTCTACCAAATTCAAAAGACGAACAGAACCGGAGACGAGCCGAGGATGTTTAAAAACCTTAGCAGGACATTCAAGAGTAGGATCAAAAGAACCGATACAATACAACGATTGGAAACACAAGCGCTTCCGAAAGCCCTCAGAAAGAATGGCAGTTTGAACAAGAGTACGCTCGGCGGCATTATTGTCAGCCGAAAGAAAAGGGTCAGAATAAATTTTGAACTGATCATCCCAGACACAATACAAATACAGCATTGAATGATTCAAAACCTAAAACCTCCTCTAACAATAGGCGGCTTGACGTTGATTTTCCGTGTCCGATCAGCCGTCAACCGGAACACACGTCGGTCAATCCTAGGAATTGTTTTCTTACGTTTCACTAGAAACACCTCAACTTTCTGAGCTTTCAGCTCACTCATAATTATACAACAAAGGGGGGGGGAAATACAACCCCCCCCTAAGTTAAAAATCTGTAAATTATACGAAATTCCGAGGCAACTTCTTAATTGATTCAAGAGTTTTTTCTTCCTGGAAGGTTAAATATTCCTCTTCAGACATATGATTCCGGGACAACCTAGCCTGCTTGGAAATCTTCGCAAGTTCTTCACGCTTGTCCTTAATCTCGCGGAAACGCTCAGGCTCCAAAAGCTCATATTTAGAATCAAAATAATGCGGGGGTTTAACAACCTTCTTTTTACCGTCCACAGACGGCAAAACAATATTGTCATGCTCATATATATCTTCATAATGATTGAGAAACCAGTCAAGACCTATACCGGGGCGCCGGCTCATGCGAGTAAACTCCGGCTCTATGCCCAGTTCATCATACAAGACTTTACCAAATCCTTTTTGTTTTTTAAGCACGTACCGAGCTGTATAAGCCGCGGTAAGCCAGTTAAACCGACCAACAATAACATAACCATCATGCCATGTCTCGTTAATTTCGGGACAGTTATAGAAACAATCGCCGCGATTGTTCCGCGCAACAATTCCGGTAGTAGTCAACGGAGCATTGAACAAAAGAACATGGAAGTGCGGGCGAAGGGTCTGCCCTCCATACTCCCCGCATCCAAAGAACCGGACACCATCGGACTGTATGCCGAGATATTCCAATTTGCGCCGCAAACGCTTAATCCAGGCGGAAAGGTCGGCAGGACGCAAAGTCAGAGCACCTTTAGAACCGACCGGAACATGATCGTCATCATAAGTCAGAGTAACAAACCAGTTCAAATCCTCCGAATAACTGAGAGATTCACAAACACATCGATTCGCCCAAGTCTTGCTATACGCAATGCGACAGCCTACACACTGACCGCAAGGAATCTGAATCGGGCGCCAGACGCGCCCGGCGCCGTCTGTCCACGGCTGAAGCTCTTCAAAGGCACACTTTGCAAAACGGGGCTTTTCACCTTCCGTATAAAGTGCAGGTAGGAGATGATAACAAGGCAAAATACACACCTCCTTGTGTCAGTGCGCACAGTTACCATCAAGTGGGGTAACTGTGCGCACTGCCGCCGCGCGGTCGCTGTTCCGCTTGCGGCAAGGGAACGAAGGAACGAGGAAACGACCTCCGCGCTAAGGCGCGGACTTTCCCACAGGTTTTTCCACAGGACAAGCCTGTGGAAAAGTCCTGTGGAAAAGCAAGGGGGAAACGGTTAGACAGTTGGACAAAACGCGAGGATTATTTATTAACTATTTTTTCCCACGCGAAAGGAACGCAACTGTAACCGCAGAGGAAACAAGCGAGCCGAGCGCGGAAGAAAGCGACCGCGCAACTGCTGCAGGAGCTGAACGTCCCTGCGCAGCATGGCTGGTCGGAGCAATTGAAGCGGCGGAAGAACCGGACGGAATCGAGGAAGATGCCGCAGAGCCGCTAGAAACGCTTGTAGCACCCTGAGAGTAGGCAAGAGCAGGATTAAGACCGGCGGCTTTCAAATCCGCCACGGTGTCCTGAAAAGCTGTTTGACGCATCTCACGCGCCCATGCACGAGCGGCGGCGGCTTCGCTCTGATTGAAGGCACGCGCCTGTCCGGCACTCTGCGCTTCAAAATCACGTTGAAGTCGCGC